CTACAGGAACTCTTGTATCAGATTCTGCCGCCACACCTGATGCCACTACTACATCCAAGGGCATTATACAATTGGCAGGTGATTTAAAGGGTACTGCAGCATCTCCGGCTATAAAAGAGCCAGCTCCGGGAACAATTGTTTTAATTGCAGGTTTTGATTCGACGAATACGTTTATTCAGTCTGATATAAGCAAAGCTAAACAAAAAACACTAAATCTGCGAAGATACACCCTCGGATCAGGCTCGTTGCAGTCAAACACGACAGTTTACATATTAAATAGTGCTACACAGCAAACGACGTACAACTCTTTATATCCTCTAGATACGACCACTAGCACATTTGTTACTACAGGTAATATTAAACATATCAAAGAGTTGCTACTTGATTCATATTTGCAAATGAGATGGATAACTATACGTATAGTAGTCACAAAGGATGTTGCAGATTTTCCAAATAGCGTAGTTATAGTTGCATCTCTGAACCGTGTAAGCGATCTGTCACCCGTGGCACAAACGTCACTAATTTCATCGAGTTTCATGTCTTCATTAACGATGGAAATTACAACGTTTGCTCTAGGGGCTACAGATCCCTTTGTAACGGGAGGTTATTTCCTAACTCTGCACCACAATGACGGTGTTGCCATGAGTTATGGTAGCATAACCATTACGGCATTTGCGTCAGATGACAAGATTAACTAATCAAAATTGATCCTATAGGAAAAATAAAGAACTAGAAAAAATGGAAAATCGAGAAAAAATTATATCTGACTGTGTATCAAAATTGGAACCTATGATAGATTCCGAAGAAAAACGTAAAATGGTACACGAGTTTACGTCAGAGATATTGGTCTCATTTGCGGACCTCGTAAATAACTCGCTCGCTAAGATTTTGAGCATGGAGATTGCGCCGAAGAAAGCTGTAGCCAAGCGGGTCGTTAAACGCAAGTGTACATATAAGGATGCCAATGGAAAACGCAGATGTGATACCGTTATACAGACGGGAAAACTCTGCCCAGAGCACAATCAAGGTACAAGTGTATTAGATTTAATAGAGCACACTAACAATCTAACTATTGAAGAAGATGGAGCGGTCATTAACGAATCTGATGCGGAAACAACCGAGCCACTCATCGTGTCATAAACGCGACGAAACTTTCATGTTCAGTGGACATGAAAGTGTGTATTGAATATACAATGTAATCATATCGTGAATGTTTTTGAATTATTGCCTTCGCGCCATATCTAATCGCAGCGCGCCTTTAAAAGGTATAAGAACCCGTTCAAATTGATCATTGTGCACTGACAGTTGAGAGTGTATAAACTACAAGAATGTGCGCAGTATATCTATACGATTCGTTAAAGACTGGAATACATGCAAATGGTGTTTATCGAGAAGCTTTTCAGCTCTATTGCATACAAGAATCACCCGTAAAAGAGTTGCACTGCTACACGGTTTACAATTGTAAGTGTGAATTGTATTTCTTTGCATTCTGGGGTACCGAAGAAGATAGATGTAAAAATGGAGAAGTAAATGCTCCAAAAACGTTGAATGAAAAAGAATTGCGCTCAATATTTCCAAATGCGAATATTGTTTACAAGCATAGATTTACAGATATAGATGTTTCGATTGTGGATGGTAAACTAAAGATTGCAGAAACTGCATGTGTAGTTTATACATTTGACAGCTATATGGCAATGCGAAAAAAGTCTGATTGTATTCCAAAAACTGGTGAACTTAACGGTAAAACGTACACCATTGCAATTTGTAACAATCAAGTCACTCCAGAGATTAACTTTTTAGCCAATGCTGGTATAAACAGCACGGGCTGGATAAATGTCTCGGGTTTTAACGAAAAAAAAGACTGTGATACTGTCAATGTCAGACCGCCGTGGATGGGCAAGGATATTCCATATGCAACTAGAATGCGATTTTTTGAAGCGACATATAGTGAAATGTCATTGTCACAATCCTACGATCCCAAATATGAAAATTATATACCAAAGTCTATAAAGATGGCATTTGATATAGAGTCGTACAACCCCAATCCTGGTATTACCATTAGGGACGATAAGAAATGTACTGTACTGTTTCAAATATCTTGTGCAATTAGATGCGACAATGACGTGCACAAGGTGTTGTTTACATTGGGAAAGCCAGAGGGTATAGACGAGGATGTGGCAGTTTACAAATGCGAAGACTATATAGAAATATTGCTCAGATTTGCAGACTTTATTCGCTATATCAAACCCACTTTGATTACGGGTTGGAATATTTTTGGTTTTGATTTGGCATACATGCATTATAAGATTGAGGATGTTGGATACAATCACTCTGCTAGTGTCGGTAGACCTGAACCATTTAAAGATGTATTTTTTAAACGATTATCTTACCATCCGTTTAGTCGAGGATGGTCGAAACCAGTTATTGTAGATGGCGTTTTTGATAAAGCTTCCAATGTAAGTGCATATACATTTATCACACCGGGCACATACTTTGCGTGTTCTATGGAAATTTTGAAAAAAGAATTTGCGAAGCTCGAGAGTTATTCTCTAGGGTTTGTAGCACAGCAACTTCTAGGGTCGACCAAGGATGATGTTAGCAATGCAGATATGGTCAAGTGTTACAGTGATTGTTTTATAAAGAGAACTCCGGATTGGAAGATGCTGGGAAAGGTTGGGCAATATTGCGTCAAGGATAGTGCGCTTTCGCTTGGGATATTTGAACACAAACTCTACGGTCCACAGATTGACACACAGGCCTGTATTAATCACTTGCCACCATCTCAAATGGTTAGCAGAAATCAAAGTATTCGTGTATTGGCTACAGTTTATCATAGCTGCATTGCAAATAATATGGTGTTTCATGAAAGCATGTGTGTTTCCAGAGACTATGAGGGCGCTCTTGTATTGAATCCAAAACTTGGTATTCACAAGACTGTAATATCGTTTGATTTTGCATCTCTGTATCCATCTGTCATGAAATGCTTTAATATTTGCCCGTCTACGCGCGTTACAAAAATGCCAAATGGTGATATTCAAGAAGAACTGAAACCATTTTGCAATTCCATTAGAGTTCAATCGCATGTGAATTGTATACATGATCCAAGAGTAGTTATGCGAACCTATAATAACGTCTTGGCAAATGTTAAAAAGCAGTTTGCAGAGGCGGTTTCTTCGTTTACGCTGCGATTTAAAGCACCGAGATCTGCTCAAATCAAGGATACTACCGTAGAGAACACTGTAATTAGCGAATGCAATTCCATTAAAAGTAGTATCGGTTACGTTTTGAGGCGTCTGCGATCTATATATGTATATGACGATGAAAATAGAGTAAAGTCAAAAGAGCTCAAGGACATTTCAGAGATGAATTTATTTTCAGGGTTACATTTTACATTTCAAATAGATGGCGTCGAAGAGCTAAACAAAAAAATTACAAGTCTACAAGAGTACATTTTGGATAGAAAACTTAACGATGCAGAGATGAAGAAGCTTGGACAGATTTTGATTGCTGCAACAAAGCTTGACCTTAACGAATACAAGTTTGACAGTGACGAGGCTGAACAATCTAAAGCAAATCCAGTGTGTGTAGACACGTATGAATATTTTTTGAAGAAAGAGTATAGAAATGGAATTTTTCCACAGCATGCAGAGAATTGTAATGTAAAGCGCAGGGAAGCTAGAAAAGCTATGGAAGGCTGCTCTGACACGTCTAAGAAGGCTTTGTTGGATCAAATACAGCTTGGATACAAGATTTGTGCCAATTCTACGTATGGTATAGCTGGAACTAAAAAATCTCCACTATATCATGTACACACGGCAGAAGCAATTACCACGCAGGGTAGAGCATTTCTTAGAATGAGTAGCGAGTTATTACAGAGGTATAGATGTAATATTATCTATGGAGATACGGATTCGCAGTATTTGAATGTACCTCACATATTACAGGAAACTGGTGTAGCTTTTGCCGCTAAACAGTTGCCGCTTAACGGTATAGAGTATGAACAGGCTTGCGCTCTTGCAACGGATCGATATGCAAAGGAAACGTTAGAGCCTGCAATCAAGAATGAATTTGCAAAGTATGAGGGAATTAGCTTGGAAAATGAGGGAAATGTTTTCTCTAGAATATTGTGGCTGTCTAAAAAACGATACCTTAGTAAGACTATAATGAAGGGCGGTAAGTTTTGCAGTGTTATGCCGTTTAAGGGGAAGGGTACAATGTTGCAGCGTAGAGATAGTGCCATTATAGAACGTATAGGTATGACATTTTTATGCCAGGCGGCTCTATCGATTAATACAGACCATCAGCTTTTACTGGAAGAGCTAAAGACATGTCTTGGCGAAGAGTATAATGATCTTTTGAATATATTTAAAGATTTGTTGCATAATGATATACAGACTGCTGCAATTCAAGCCGTTTACATGTATATTGGAAATCAGATTGATCTTAGAGACTTGAAACTGTTTTCTTACATTAAAAAGAGCAAGTTGACTATGGCATCTCTAACGTCATTTGCCGCACCTGTTGCTGAAGGTGAAAAGCTTGTATACGAAATTAGTGGGTATAAGGTTAAGATACCCAAGCACGTTAAGCCTACAGTTGATGTATTGGTCGATTCTTTGCCTGCACATGCTAGAGCACACTACAAACTCATGTCTTCGGGAGAAAATGTGATTGACGGGAGAGTTACATACGTTTACATTTTAGATAGACACAGTTCCAAGAAGGGGGATTGTATGACACCAGTACAGCTGGTTGGCGACGGTCAGATATATGTGGAATCGTATTGTGACAAAATTGGTAATTGTTTTATAGAATTTTTGAATAGTTCCAGTCATGGCTTGCGTGGAAAATCCGAGATTGTTAATCACTGTAAAGAATTTCTAGAATATAGTTTCTTTCAAAAGAAATTAAAAACAAAGATTCCATTGTTTATCCATGCGCTAAGTGTTTTTGGCTCTATGGTTTACAATCCACATACCGAAATTAAAAAGATTATCAACTATGCAAAGTCTAGATGTTTACTCATTGCAGATGATGATATAAAAAATTTTATATTGAGCGTAATTCAGCGTACAATTGACACCCATAAAAATACATTGCAATCGGTATACGAATGCTACATACAATTTACATTTGCGAAACTTGTGAGCTACATGACCAGTGTAACGAGGGTATTGGTGATGGAAAACTGCATCTATGCATACACTGTGCCTCCAAGTGGTAAACGGTCCAAAGTTCACCATAAAAAAATGATACCAATCGAGCAAGCAACTACAGATTGTATTAGTCTCGATGCATACTCGTATGGAGAGGAGTTGAGTGGCGAATTTCAAGAGATACTGACGCACTGTAAAACTGGGAACTTTTACGATCAATTCTTAAATAAACGGATTGCGCAGTTTTGTACAAGTTGCAAACAATGCCCAGAAAACACGAAAACCGATACGACTCCGAAGAAAGCTCGGATGACGAAGTCTATTCTAACGACGACTGCGAAGACGTGTATGAAGAGGATGTAGATTATGAAGATGAAGACTTTGAATGTGAGGACACACGGCCAGTTTTTTCATATGGCAGAAAACCTAAAATATCTCCATTTGTTCAAAAAGTTGATTTGACAGTTATCGACGCGGAAGTAGAGCAAGAATATAGTCCAAACATTGTACCACCTGGCAGCTCTGGATGGAAACGTGTTAGTGGCGCGGAGAGCTCATCTGACATTTTCGAGTTTCCGACACTCGGATCAAATATAAAAGTTGAAAAAAATAGAAATAAACTAGAAACATCTTTTTATCTAGACAAGGTACTTTCGACTATAACTATGGAACCGCCGAAAGAAGAGAAGGTGCCGCAAAACAAAACTAGAATTTGCAAGTTTTTCGCCATGAATGGTGCGTGTACAAAGATGGACTCGTGCAAGTTTTTACATGAGAAAGTTACCATCAAGCCATTTGAAATTCGTGAGCCGATGTGCAAATTTGCGCTTCGTAATGGCTGCAACAGACAGGAAACGTGCAGATATCGGCATGTATTGGAGGATATCAAGCCGTGTTTTTCCAAAACATCTACGGCATGCAACAATGTCATGTGTGTATACAAACACGAAGATGACACGTTTGACAGCTATAAGCGTCGCTATTGGAATCGAGTCAGTAAGACACAGAGTTAATTTTTTTATACTGCAAAGTATAAAAAATGTTGTACTACGAGTCTATAATTTTGCATATGTCGTTGTATGGTGGTGTAGAATTGCATGCTAATAATTTTATAACATGGTAAAGTTTGTACATCATGAAGGTGTTGTGGGTTTTTAACAATTCTTTAATGTACCGTGTGTCGTTGTGAGTTATTGTAGTCCAAACATCTTTTCCATATGTTTTGTTGCAAAATGTTTTGCACCTTATTATACCATACATGTCTGTAAGCGTATTGTATGTCACATGATGTTTGCAAACATCTTTTTTAAAATACTCGCATATTTCGTAGCACAGTGGTTTGTAGTATTGTTGCGATTCGAATTCTGCAATGTTTATCTTTTCTATTATTATGTTTGGGGAATATTTCTTTTTAATTTCGTTTAATATTGTAAATGGATCGATGTCTTGTATGCCGTTGGCCAAGTTTATAACTGGGTCCAGCCCAAGCAATCTTTGACCGTTTGCATAGTAAAATATGGAATTTGTTGGAGATATTAGTGTTTCAAGTTGTTTTTTAAGCACATAGTGTGATTTTTCTATACAAAACAGTATAAAAATGTATGCATCGTAGCCTTTGGTTGGATATGAAAATATACGGTGTTTCTTTGCCAGTAAGTTAGTTCTTCTAACTCGCGATGATGTAGAATGTCCAAAGTCTATCATGACTGGCATATATTTATACACAAATGTGTACGTTTTGTCTTTTATAGTGATTATAGTCTCCTTTGTGCGTCTAGTTAATATAACGTTGTTGGTGTGGAGATCATAGTGAGCGAATCCTCCGAGGCTCAGTTGCATATATCTAATTGCAACAATGACTTGTACATATACGTTTATGAAATCGTGTATTGTAACGCTGGTATCTGATAGCCAACTGCTAAGCAGAATTCCGTCTACATATTCAAGTAGCATAGATTCTGTATTGTCACTCTCGCTTCTATACAAGTATGTATTTACGAACATTGGGCACTGCCTTATGTGTTCGCAAATTTCCATGCCTATTAAGTATTCGCTCATAATATTGCTCTTTGAATTTTTTAATATCATATCTACACCGTTTACATTAATTTTTAATATCTTGCACGTTCCATTGTTTTTATATATAACATCTCTATCGGAGGTGAGTGCAAGTATGGATTTATCGTATTTTTTATCTACAATACACTGTAATACTTCACGTATCAGCTCTTGAGAATAGCCAACGAGGCTGACGTCAAGATCTTCTGTTGATATTTGATCGTCATTGATCATGTTTATTTAGTGGATAACGAAACTCAAAAATGAAAAATGTAAAAAAATAACTAAACGTATTTGACAATGCATTACATCCACGATAATGCATTGTCACAAAAATAGACTCGTAGTGTTTCTAGTAAACATTCAGGCTAAACCCAAGCATGGTACTTATTGCTGATTAGCTGACATACTTTCTGCCCCCCAAGGCTTCTTCTCTAAAGAATGTCCTAAAATATTCTATAGCCAACTTGCAATATTCCTGCTTTAAACTTTCTAATAGCGTGGGATCGCATATAGTAAACGAGATAATTTTTCACATGCGAGAAAGACTGGTTAAAATACTAAACTCTTAAGTAGGCATCATTAAGACTCATAAAGATCATGGAATGATATCGCACTCTTTGATAGCCGCGATCGATCCGTTGATGGTGTGTTAATTTTTTTGAGGGAGTATAAATATTTGATATTGGCAAATTATTTAAAACCATTATATTCAAGGATACAGGAAAAATTATACTCGTTCATGAATGTTAATTTTTCAGCACATTTACTTGATTAAAACATAAGAATAGATTACGAGCGACAACTTGTAAAAAAATAAGGACAGTTTTAATGCGTTACACGTATTAAATAAATGATATACATACAAGACTCTTACAATGTCGTTGGCAACTTGAATACATATTTTAAAAGTATTGAAGAGGAGCGATGTTTATTTTGCAGCGATGACAAGACATGTGCACTCTGCGATAACACGTATCAAAAGCTTGACAACTATGACCTGGCAATGCAATTGGTAAATCTATTCTTTTTGTTTAAATCTTCAGATGATGCAAAAGGCTTTGACGATACAAACGTTATGCTATACACAACTGACAGCAGACATGTATTCATTGCACTCGCAGGGGATCTTGATAAGCCAAATACTGAAATATGCAAATATGTGCACATGCTCATACGACTTTCTACATATGACGAGTTTGAAATCCCTAGAAAGTTTAAAATGCTGAAAGATGATATGCCTCACCTTGATATGATTAAACGTGTATACTTTAATTAAGTAAAGAAAAATATAAAAGTATATTTTTCTTAAGCAAAGTGACTATATTCCAAACATCACTGATTAATAAATGGCCCGATCATTAACAGATTTATCAGCATATGCATTTAAGAAGTATTTTAAGGTATATAATGGACACGGAATATACTTTGACATGATAAATACTGCAAACTCATGCTGCACCGCAGCAGGAGTATACGAGGAGGATATTTTGATGGAATTTGTATATGCAGCAATTAGAGTGGATCACATTGATTGCTTTAAACGTCTTACGGAAACTGTCAAATACTCAAAACTTGTACTTCGCGATCTTGCAGTGGAATCCGTGAGATACAATGCGTATAAAATTTTTGCATATTTGACGAAAGCCCACGCGCTCATAGAAGATACTGCATTTTTATTTGATTTGTTGGGTGAAATGCGAGACTACGACGAACGATCCAGCCCAAACTTCAACAAGTGTTATGGTATCGTGAGCAAAATGATGACAAACGAGCAAAAGGAGTTCATTTCAATGATGCTGAAAGATCGGATGGCAGACGTTATTCCAGATGAACATGTGTCATGTCTAATATATCTTGTCGACGATGAATATGTAAATGATAAAAATTACAATATTTGCAATCCTTCGTGCAGCTTTATCAAAACTCTCAATAGAATGTTAATGTGCTCTAATACAACAAAAGCACAAATGTTTGAAATGAGCAGCTGGCTTATGGAGGATATCCCGCCCGGATATTCTTCATTCATATATTCTATGAATATAGATCTTGTCGATTATAAATCTTCTGTCGATTAGTCTATGAATATATATCTGGTCGATTAAACTTGTAGGCAAGTTTAAACTCGCTGTTACCAACAGTAAACGCTTTCGGTATTTCATCTTTTCCATCTCCATCTCTTTTGGTCTTATACAAAAACATGCTATCATATTTATTTTCAGTTGTTATGGTTGATGGAATCCATATACATGTATACTTTAATGTTTTTATATACTTCATTAGTGCAAAAAACTCTTTCTTGCTGTCAAACTGTGACACAAACGATTCGTACAATGTCTGTAGAGCATGTCCTTCGGTTGGTGGAAAAATAATATAACCACTATAGTGCTGTAACGCATCTTTTGGTACATCTTTAAAACTTTGCAAGACTAGCATGTAAAGCACTTGAAAATGTCTACCATTTCTAGCCATCTTCCTCTGATTTACATCCGTCTTGAGCTTCGTATCGTAGCTACAATCGTCGCATATTAGAATATCCCACACCTTTCTAATCGGATTACTTTTTATCACACGAGTTCTCCATTTGAACCATTCATCAAAGGCGTTTGCATCACTGCTGCTATAAATAAGCATCTTGGGTACGAAATCGTCATAGAAGCCGTTGCAATCGTTTGTGTTGCAGATTGCGTGAATGGAATACACCGAGTTTCTTTTTTCATAACACACATTCTTCACAAAGGAAGATTTTCCGCTACCGGGGCTACCAAATACAATAATTCTGGATGCATCTCTACAATTTCCAGATACGGGAGGGTTTATGAAATCTAGGTTGTCAACAAACTTGAGATTTTGAAATTGATAGTCGTCGAATGACTCCATTTATTTGTAAAAATATGGTAGATGTATCGAAAGTTCAAGTGCCAATACGAAACATCGAGCTGTTTTTCACTTTAAAACAGTGTGATATTATTCACGCATCGAATGAATTGTATATTGGACGCGGCGAAGTGTTGGTATACTTGTTTATTACCAGTAAACACGCATATACCGAAATGGCCAAGACCGGATTTTTAGATCAAAAGGATGGAACTGTGAAAATAGCAAATTCTTTATTTCCGGATCTACCACAAAAAATCTATTTTGCAATAAAGGACAAGTTTTCATATGAAAGGAAAAATGTAATCATCTTCCCAATCGAACACTTGTTTATCACTCCCCGAGGTTACATGTCAGTTTCTCGTGTTACTAAAACGCAAGACATTCTCTTTGTGAAACGAAATCCATCTGGCGCCGTCTCTGTATCCGATGTAATTTGTATATATCTGGGTGCTTTGCCGGGCGATGTGTTGCAATACGAACGCACGGGGGAACCCAACACATTTAGGCATGTAATAGGAAATCGACTCTAAAATAATAATAAAGAATGGATCCATTAGGAACGTATCTGTTAATAATGCTCGGCGGTGCCGCGGCTGCAAATTCCATGTGTCGAGAACGAAAAGCCCTAGCAGTTGTGTTTTTCTTAATAACTATAATGTTTATCATATTAATGGGAAGAAGTAAAAAGGAACCGTTTTCGTGTAGTGCGTGTTCGGGTTAGTGTTTTTTAAACACAACAATTCTCCCCGATCGTTATTTTTTTTGACTTTTCTCTACAAATAAATGTTCAAACAACAACAAACCGCTCATCAAACGTCTCAATCTACCATCAAGGAAGGTTTCACCGATGGATGGCCCTGGTGGCTGTGGCTCCTTATCATCCTTATTGCCATCGGCATCGTGGTCATGATCATGAAGAAGGGGTCAGATAAAAGCTCATCAACTGAAACTTACGTTTACTAATCTTATATCACGTTTTAGGGGATATTTATTTTCCAGTACGTCCAACACATGTTCCGGGTCTTACTTGTAAAATGAATGCGGAACTTTCACCACTTTTCAAGAAAAATGGCAGATCATAACAATAACGCTATCGTTATGACTTGGAAGGCTGCGCTTGTTACATTGTTGACGATATTTTTAGCAGTAATTCTACTGAAAAATGACTTTCACGCTAAAGTTTTATACTAAGTTCAATACAATGATACCTCATATTCTATTGTCATCTCTTATGTTTATGTCAGCTCAGCTGGCGGTACAACAGCCTTACACAATTTCTGGAAATGTTGCAATGTATATGATGAAAGCGTATAATTTAAATATTTACAAATTCAACATTGAATTGCAGAAGCATGTTCCAAAAAACTCGATGAAAAATCACGTGTTGATTGATCTTGCTTGCAATGGTAAAGACATGCCGCTGGTATACTATGACACTGAAAACAAGCTGCTTTTGAATTGTAACAGGGTTCAAGAGTGTGATAAGAATGGTATAATAGAATCTCTTTCAACTGCACTAAAGTCGAAAATTAATGTTGAAAGTTGTATTGAAAGCACAGAAGAAATCATCAACGATGAAGAATCTGTAGCACTCTACAATTCTTTATACGCTGCAAAACACGAGCATCCACTAAGCGAATGGTATCGAAAAAGTCTTGGGTATTGAACATATCAAAAATATTTTACATTAAAAGCAAAAAAAATATTTCATGGTTATAAAACTATGAAATAGTCCTTCAAAGAAGATGGTTTGAAATAATTCGACACTATCAAACAATTGTATAGACATGTTGCGTTTCAGGTATGGTAAAGTCGATAGGCTCATAAGCCGACATGAATATTTTTTTACACGTATCAAAGGATAAAATTTTACGATGCTCCTCTGTCAAATCCGATGTCACAATCTGTTCACGAAGTTTTACTGGTCCCATGTTGGGCACCGTATTATTGTAATCACATCCACAACCAATACAAAATTTTAAAAATTGCTCAAATGTCAAATCTATCTTTGATAGAATATCTTTTAGATTGTGAACATGAACGTCGTTGCCAGTAATCTTGGAAATGACACACTCCACTCCATATGCAAGAGTGTCGCTGTCCGTACTCCAAACATAATCACACTTTTTACTATGAAAAAGTCTTGCACAAAACTGTTCAGCCTCGCCGTCTGCCTGGTATACGGTATAGTATTGCTTGGCTACATCCGATAAATACTTCCAATCTTCAGGGGTTGGACGAATATTCTCATTCTTTTCTCGTTGCGTTATTATTTTAGACAATGCTTTCTCCGTGATTGGTACAGTCTTAAAATTTACACTTTTAGTATTATTGCACGATGTCCAGAAACGCCTATCTTCTTCTGCAAGTTCTTCTCCCTTGATCATCTTAGTTTGTAGAGCTCTAAACTTTATTGTTTTGTTTTTAGATTGTTCCATTGTCGTGCTTCGTTTCTGTTGTGTACACGATTTTTCGTTTGGGGACTTGCCCTCTAAAACAAAAATTAGACGTATACCCCGTGATACAAACGACTTTAACACATCTTCCAAGTGTTTTTTCCATGCAGGATGCCCTTTTAAAGTATACAAGAACGTTGGAGCATCCACGGCTATAGTGCAATTTGCCAAATCATCCAACGATATTATAGTTGCGCTATAACCATACTTTTCTCGCATGTGACGTAATAGATTTTTGATACCCATAATATTATAGTAAATGTAAAAATATATTATTTCAATTGTTTTACACACAAAATACAGTTATTTTCAACGCGACGCTTCACGCAGTCGACCCTTCGCGTCGTTATTTTTAACGTGACGCTTCGCGTTAGCGGACCGCTTTAAATACAACTCGATAAGGGAGTACAATAAAAAAATGACTGTGATAAGGCATGTACTCGATAAAAAGATAATCATGTTTCTCATTGCAATTACAACTCTTTTTGTGGCGGTTTCGGCCGATTCCACACAAGTTCTCAGTGTAGCCAAACCAGAGCACCCGGTCAACTACACGGAATTTAACCATACCGTATACGCTAACAATGTTGGAGTAGATGAATTGATAAAACTGAACGAGATTATCCGGCAACAGCGAGCGCTTCCTTTCGGCGGAGTTATTCCACGCTTTTCTAGTACACGTAGACCTAAGCGTCATATTGATGAGTCGTCTTATGATCGCCCGGCTGGATATGTGGACCGCCCCAGAAGCGCAGATGAAGAGTTCGCAATACGCATGGCGGCAGAGAACCGTAGGTCAACGAATCTCCCACACCAAAGGTATTGGGCAGGTCTTCAGCGTCTCAATCGTACAGGAACTGAATTTGTGGAAATGTTTCGTAGATACCAAGACAGTCTATTCAGCATGCTATGCGTTTCATCGAGCACCGACAGTCCCAGATATGCACGCATGGCAAATAGTATAGAAACTTCCATTAGACATCTGAACCATATAAAGTCGCATTTGCAAGAATATATGGATTTTCGCCCTCGGAACGTTGACATGTGTGCGTGATAAGTTCTATATATAGTCAAATGTATTTTTCATGACGCGTGCGTTATGAAAAAACTAGGCTCTAACTTTTAATTGTGTTCCACATGAATAGTCTTCGTCTATCAAATCGTTGTCTTTTAAAAATGTTTTCAGACTCTGGCACATTGTGAGTACCGTGCAACAATTCCATAGTAATATTTCTCTTTTCATGTGGGGATATGCAGCTATCACATCTGCAATGTCTTGTGTTTTTGTATTGTTTGATACATCTAGAATGGTTGCAATATCGCGAACACCGAATCTCATGTACAGCGATTCTATAACTTCTTCGTGTAGTGCTTTGAATGGGTCGAGTTTACACATGCAAAGTGTGGTTATAAGATCTGCCTTGTGCCAGGTTGAACAGTTTTTACCTACACGAATTTTTCTTTTATCCGTTACATCACCAGATTCGTCTTTTGAATAACGTATACAAAAGATTCCGTTATTAATATTTATGAATCCAAAAACCCCGTACTCGTTTGATGCAATATCATGTCGACGCTGTCGTCTAAATTCGTGCACAATGTCACACTCTTCGGGTGTACTATCTCTCCAATATTTATCGTAGGTTTTCCATTTGTTTTGCACAAACCATTGTATTGAAAGATTTCCATCTGTTAAATACACTAGCTTAAAATATTTTAATATATACTCTTTTGTTTTACACTCTTCCATTTTAGTAAGTGCACTCATTAGCATTTGCTCTTTGTATTCTAGTGTCAAATCTATAATCAAAGATTCAAACTGCTCATAATTCTCACACTTGTACAACTCTGTTTCTTTGAGATGTTGAACCAGTTCGGCAGTGTGGTCAATGTATCGTTTGAAAGATACAATTTTTTTAGGTACAACATTTTTGGGCAAATAGATATCCATTAGACGCGGCGCATTGTATGGTTTGCCAAAATTGTTCACGTATACAATACCATCTTTTTCATAGAACATAAATGTCCCATATATAGTCGGAAGTCCAGTTTTGTTTACATATACCGTGTCATATAAAGTTTTCAAGAAATGATACTTGTTGCAAAAAGAATCTGATATCGCAGAATACAACTCTTCGATGGAAACACTTTTCATGTCGTTTTTGATAAAGTGTTCAATTATAATATTTTGTAAATGTGAAGTATCGTTGGACGTTAACAGCCATTGATTTGTTGTACTTTGCACTCCTTTATCTCGATAGGTACAAACATAGTCACATGTTTCATATTCACACTCTCTAGACATGTCAAACTGTGAACCGTATGTATTTCTGCTTTTCATCAAGTTGCAATCGAATGCATTCTGTTTCAGCTTGTAGAGAATATGTTGAATTTTTAAATCTTTTTTCTCTGCAAGTTCATACATGTACAAGTCAATGGAATATCTTTTTAGATTTGCAGCTGTACAACAATTACAGTGTGCAGCATAAAGATAAACATTTACATGTTTGACTTCTGGCAAATCCACATGTGATCCATATCTAACACCTCGTCCAATGATTTGTGAAGTTTCTGAAAAATTCCAATGTGGTGAGAGAATGTGTATATGCTGAATATTCTTCAGCGTATATGTTTCCATCATTACACGAGATCCTATTACAAATGAAATGTAATCTCCTCTAGCATTATCACTTGCATTGAAAGCATCCAAATATTTTCCAATATCGTTGGGTGTGCATGTTTCGTTCGTTATTACAACAAAAGAATTTTTGCGTTTACCAATATCATCCGTGGATGTAATGTGATGAAATCCAAACAATTTCAGAATGGCTGTAAGCAATATGATGCCGGATCCGTTTACAAATTCGCAAAATATGAATGCCTTTTCATTGCCATGACTTTTCAGATATTCTACGAGCGTATGATATTTTATGGAATATTTTTGTAGATTTTTTACAATGTCTTTTGTGTCAACATGTGGTTTAAATTCCAAATCTTCTTTGGAAATATACTCTTTAAATCCACCATTCCCATATGATTCATCTGGAAATACAAAGCATGATACTTGTCTAGGTTCAAAGAAAATTCCTTGGTTATTATTCTTAATTTTCTGTGACAAGTGGAATACTCGCGATTGAAAATCGCTCATTTTAATGTTGAGTGTTATAAAGTTGTCGAGTGTGTGCTTTTCACCTACAAATCTTTTGACAATTCCACATTCACCAGATTTCATAAATGAATACATCATCTTCACCTGATCCAGAAAAAGATTTATATTCTCGGGCTGTATTACATGATCTGACATTTGACGCTCTTCCGATAATAGCAGATTAAACATGTGAACAATTTCAACATCGGAATCTTTCATGGGAGTTCCCGTTAGCAATAGAATTTTTCTATGACGAAGTATATGAAACAGTCGATGCATCTGAGAATAGCAATGCTTTAATTCATTGTCCATTTTTTTCCGTATATTATGAGCTTCATCTACAATAATGAGAGAATTGTCATATAAATTTCGAATCTTTGTATCATCTGAATTGAGTAATTCTCTTGTAAAAGTTTCAAATGTTTTGAATATGAAATCTCGTTTTATGGTCTGTCGCAATTCCTTGACTTGCATGGATTGATAGCTTTTAAATCTACACGTACTAAGCATATCGCTCGAGAACACGTCGTGTGATGCAGAGCTCTTTGTTATAATTATGGTTTTGTCTAGTGTTGCTCGACCGAGTGCATAATCTGAAGTGTTGTATAGAAATCGCTCGGCAACGGCTAGAGCGGTGCATGTTTTACCTGTACCCATTTCGTGTATAACCAACATTTCATTAAACGGTGTAAACGGCGACAGAACATTTGCTATAATGGCCTGATGTTTAAGAAATTGTGCACCTTCGTCAAATAGAAACAGCTCTCTATGTTTAAAGAGTGATTCCACATTATCCTTCGAATAACTCGTAAAGAAATCTTCAAGCTTCATTTATTAGTCATACATTTACTGTTTTCTCGCTCATCTATTTACTAAACTGACCGGCTACTTTGTTGAATGTATGTTGTGTGATTAGAAAACATACCCCGTGCACATTTTGCCATGGGTAGAAATTTTTTTTGAAATTTTTTTTTTGAATTTTTTTTTTGAAAATTTTTTTTTGAAA